AAGTGGAAAAGAGGACAGTTGAACCAACTTTGCAAGAATAAAGATTACTTGGCTGCCATAGCGGATTTTGCAAAAAGACAGATAGTCTCTGGGCGATGTCCTCTGATATTAGGTGAGCGTGTGCAAATGTTAAAAGATTTACAGGAGCTAATTCCTGATAGTATATGTTTGATTGGAGAAACAGATGAATCAACTAGAAAAGATGTTCTTTCGGGCGTTGGAGGAAAATATAAAGCAGTCTTATCAACAAAACTTTTTGATGAAGGGATTAGCTGTCATAGGCTTGATACACTGTATCTTACTTGTCCTTCTAACAATCCTATTAAGCTTGAACAGCGAATTGGTCGTATCATTCGTGAACACCCTGATAAGCAAGTCCCTATGATAGTAGATTGGTGGTTATCAGGTGGGATTGTAGCAAGACAACAAACTAAACGGTTAGAATGGTATAAATCTCGTGGATATTACATACTTTAACTGGTACGAATTAACCTCAAAGGCAAGAAAAGATCAAGCCGCCATTCTAATCTTGGCATTTGCACAAACTTCGTTGTATAATGCTAGGACAACTAAAGGATTAATGAAAGCATTGAATATAAACCACATTCCAATGTTTTTATTTACAGCTGGCTTACTAGAGCAGAAAAAAGATAAGCTAGTTTGCAACTACAAAACTAAAGAACCTATGAGTTATTTCAAAAACCCTTGGTTTTTTACGCATACAGTAAATACACAAACTAAACTTGAATATTTACACATGCTTTCTATGCGTAGAATTAGCGAATCTCAAGACTACATCGCTAAAAACTACATTAGAAAAGACTTACAAAGCCCTTATTTAGAAATAAAAGGTGATAAAATATATTTTTTACTCGAGTCCTCGGTTTCGAGGAAATCCTACATTTAAGTTCTGACGAACAACAAAGGAGAAACAACTATGGTCTCATGGGACAAAGCCAAGGGTAAACAATCCTCTGGCTCAAATCAACGCAGAGAAATCCAAAGATTAACACTCGGTATCGGAGATACTAAAGTACGCTTAATCGGTGATGTAATGCCTCGTTACTGCTACTGGGTAGTAACAAAAGAAGGTAAGAAGATGCCTATCGAATGTCTTCAATTTAGCCGCGAGACAGAATCATTTGATAATTCTGCTCAAGACCCTTTCAAAGAGATTGATGAAGCAATTTATTCTGATAAGCCACAATTCTCTTACGTATGTAATGTAATTGATCGTTCAGATAATCAAATTAAACTGTTTGATCTTCGTGCTACAATCTACTCACAGATCGTAGATTATGCTACAAACCCTGATTATGGTAACCCTGCGGATAACGGCAATGGATATGATATCACAATCAAGAAAGAAAAAACAGGACCGCTCCCACAAAATGTTAAGTACTCAATCATCCCAGCTAGAAATAACTCACCTCTGACTGACGAAGAAAAAGAACTTGAACTTTTTGATCTTAGCAAAATCTATAAGCGTCAAACTTATGATGAGCAGAAAGAGTGGTTACTACAAAATACTGCCTACTTCGCTGGAGATGTCTCTGACGAATTTAAACCAGTCGAAGATGTGGATGATTTAGCCTAATGAAAAAATCTTTAGCAGACATGAAACCTGCTAACGGTACAGAAGCACCGAAGAATAAATCTTTCGGTGCTTTCAAATCCGTTGACGGTAATCAAGCAACAATTGATCTTGAACAACTAAGAAAGCATAACATTTTCTTTGCTACTCCGTGTTATGGTGGAATGCTAACAGATCAGTTTTTCTTGTCTATGTTTAGAACGTCTCAAACTTTAATGAGACATGGAATCAATTTCAGAGTTACAACTCTACGTAATGAGTCCTTAGTCACTCGTGCGCGTAACATTCTTACTGCCATGTTTATGGAATCAGATTGCTCGCATTTGATGTTTATTGATTCGGATATTGAGTTTGATGCTGAATCAATTCTTAGAGCTTTAGCTTATGACAAACCAATCATGGCCGCAGCATACCCTAAAAAAGCTTTACCAATTCAGTATGCAATCAATTTCAAGTTTAATGATATGGAGAAAAAACAGGTTAGAGTTGAGAATGGTGCTGTTGAAGTACTTGATGCTTCTACAGGTTTCTTTTTAGTAAAACGTGAAGTTGTAGAGAAAATGATGCAAGCGTATCCTGAGCTTCACTACCGTAACGACTCAAACATTGATCCCAAGTTTAATAAGTATTGCTACGCACTATTTGATACTTGGTTAGATCCAGACGATAATCGTTACTTATCAGAAGATTATACTTTCTGTCGTCGTTGGCAAAAACTTGGTGGAGAAATTTGGTTAGATCCAAACACTAAACTTAATCATGTTGGAAGTTACACTTTTGAAGGTGACGTAGGAAAGATCATTGGCAGAGACTAAAACATATCAACTAAAACCAATAACTGGTGAAGAAAAAACTGAGTGTCTAAATAATATCATTATCAGAGAAGAAGTTTTTGATGATCAGTACCATTGGCCTAGTCTTTGTAGATTTTTAGATAAAAACAAAAATCTATTCAAAAATCAGTATTTTACAAAAGCCCAAACTATTGAAGAGTTTAAAGGGAGAACAATTCCCTTTAAACTGTTAGATTCTCAAAATGAAATAAGATATACGTTTAAATCTTATATGAATCTTTGTAGATTTTTAGGACAACAACTAATTCATGAGTACACAGGTGAGCTGCATTTTCCTGATAATACAGAACTAACCAGATGGGAAACTGGAAGAGAAATGACTGTGCATTCAGATAACTCTTGGCCTGATGGTGATAAAACTGCTCACCCAACGTCTTTTAGAACTTGGTCAGCTATCTACTATATTAATGATTTGTATGAAGGTGGAGAAATTTATTTTCCAAGACTTGATTGGAGTTATAAACCAAAAGCTAATACACTCTTAGTATTCCCATCAAATGATAAGTTTGTTCATGGAGTAACAAAAGTAACAAAAGGTGAGAGATACACTTTTGCTATATGGTATACGCAGGATTTTCAGTATCTTGAAATCTAGACGCAAATGTGGCATAACGACAAGGCAACTCCGTTGCCCCGGCTGCGTCTCTCCGAGACTAACTCTACATCACGGTGGTTCAAGCCTTGTTCAACAGCTTTTCACCTGCGGTGATGCGTTATTCACTAGCTAACTCGCATAAATTAGCATATTTTAAAAGCAATGGCAAACTAAAAAATTTAATAAAGAAGGAATTATCCTATGACCAAAATTTTAATGACAGGTTCTTCTGGTTTTATCGGTCAAGCATTAACTAAAAGATTAAAGCTTCATGACATACACCATATGCGCAGTGACTTGAGAGATCACAAATCAGTTGCAGACGAAATATTAGCAATCAACCCAGATCAAATTATACATCTTGCTGCACGCACTGAAGTAGAACAAAGTTTTTATGAGCAAATTACGTTCAGTGAAATTAACTATGTTGGAACTGTTAACCTGATTGAAGCAGCGTCAAGAGTAAAACGTTTAAAAAATTTTGTGTTTGCCAGTACGATGGAAGTATATGGTTGGCAACCTATTTCAGACGAAGTAAAAAAACACAGTGTACCAAAAAAATTTATAGCATTTGATGAAAATACACAACCTAACCCTAATGCACCATATGCAGTAGCAAAGTATGCGTGTGAAAAATACTTAGAGTATGCAAACCGTTGCTTGGATCTACCTTTTACTGCTTTTAGACAAACTAATTGTTATGGTAGAAAGGATAATGACTATTTTGTTACAGAACAGATTATCACTCAAATGCTCAAAGGTAAAGAATGTAACTTAGGTTATGCAGAGCCTTATCGTAATTTTATATATGTTACTGACATGTTAGATGCGTGGGAAAATGTAATTAACAATCCTGACAAATGTAATGGTGGATTAGTCTTTACGATCGGTCCTGACAATCCTATTAAGATTAAAGACTATGCAGAACTTATTGCAGAAAAGATTGGATATAAAGGTCCTATTAATTGGGACACAAAATTATTCCGTGCAGGAGAAATTTATTGGCTTAACTCTAATAATAACTTAATTAAAGAAAAACTAGGTTGGGAGCCTAAGATTACGTTAGACGAAGGCTTAGACAGAACTATCGAATACTGGAGAGAAAAACTGTTACTAAGGAAATATAGATAAATGATTAAAATTTTGTGTTCAGCAGACTGGCATATCAATCTGCATAAGAAAAAGGTTCCATATGATTGGCAGGTTAATCGATTTCGTGAGATGTTTCGCAAGCTGATCGCGCTTGAGGCACGTGTAGACGTACATGTGATAGCTGGTGACATCTTTGATAAAAAGCCTGAGCCTGACGAAATTTCACTATTTTTGAGTTATATCAATTCAGTCACTGTCCCCACATTCATCATCCCCGGCAACCATGAAGCTACTCGTAAGGGGGAAACATTCTTTGAGCACCTAACTGAAAAGAATTCTATCAAAAATGAGAATGTTGTGGTTTTTACTCAAAACGGACGTGCAACTGTCAGAAATATATCATTCCAGTTTTTTCCATATGGCGAAGTACAAACAGACAATCTACCAACACCAGTTCCAGGGGATATACTAGTTACACATATTCGTGGAGAAGTGCCACCACACATCACCCCAGAGTATGATTTTGATAAGCTAAAACCGTGGGGTTTAACACTGTTAGGCGATCTACACTTTAATCATCGTTATGGTAACACTAACTGTTACTATCCTGGATCTCCAGTTAATACCACATTTGACCGTGATGATACGCGAAAATACGGAGTAGACATTTATGATGTGGTAGACTCACACAACTACACACGAGAGTTTTATGATTTGAATCTGCCTAAGTTACTTCGTCGCACAATTCAAGCGGGTGAGAAGATGTTACCCGATTCTCGACATCACGTAGTGTATGAAGTGACGGGTAATATTGATCAACTATCAAAGATTGAACGTTCAGATTTATTAGATAAAAAGGTTGTAGAAAAGCCATTAGAAGATGCTACCCTCGACTTAAAAAACAAAACAATCTATGAAGAGCTTGAAATTTATCTCAATCATATCAAAGTTGCTGATGTCAATACAGTAATGGAAGAATTTAAGCAGCTAGGAATTTCTACATGAGCTTAGATCTCTCTCTAAATCGAGTGTACTGGGAATACGTGCAAAATCGGTCTTGGATGCGACCAGATAAATATGCAACTTCACAAGTATGTCCGTCTGTAGGAGTTCGGTGTACTATTCCACAGTTTTATAGACGAGGTAAGTCGTTTTACAACGATTTAAAGATACTTGTAGAGCAGTTTCACAAACGCTATGGAGATTCTTATCGTTATGTATTAACTCTCTCAGGTGGGATCGATTCTGAGGTAACAGCTGAAATGTTTTATCAGCTAGGAATTCCGTTTCGCACCATCTCACAAAGACTGTTAGATGGGATCAATGATGATGATTTACAGTATGCTTATGCTTGGGTAAAAGAAAGAAAAGTAGAACATGAAACTGTAGATCTTGACAAGAAAACATTTATGAACGAAACGATTCCTCAAGGAGTAAAGCTTGGACAATTTACTCATTCTTACTCACAAATTGCTCACACTAATATGTTTAAGTATATAGCTGAAGATGAAATACTAATTTTTTCAGGACACAATCCCGATTTTCATCAAGAACTTGGAATTGGTTGGTGGGAAGACTCTCCTAATCTTGTTAAGTATGCTATTAATACTAATAAACTGTTTTTTACATTTACTTCGCTTGAGCCAATTTTTTGTCACTATGCAGCTAATTATGATGCAAATCAACCTGGAAATAAAGACAACAGTTTTTTATACGAGGCATTTCCACACCTAACTCCAAGAGTCAAACTAACAGGTTGGGAAAATGGGCATGACTATATCGGTCATATCACAAACAAGATTAGAGAAACTCATAACTACACAAGACAGTCCTTCATTACTTGGGACTACTTTACCTTACAATTTATCAGAAAACAATTCTATAAAAACACTTTTGATCAATATGAAGAAAGGTTAATAAGACTATGACACAAATCAACCTCAAAACGTTGTCATTTTCTAATATGTTTTCATATGGGAAAAACAACGTTATACACTTAGATAGAGGTAAGATATCACAACTCACAGCACCAAATGGTAGTGGTAAATCTTCTATTGCTATGATTATACAAGAAACTCTGTTTAATAAAAATATAAAAGGAATAAAGAAGTCTGACATACTTAATCGCTGGTCAAAAGAAAAGAACTGGAACTCAGAACTTACTTTTGTTGCTGACGGTAAAGATTATGTTGTGACAGTAAGTCGGACTGGTGCTCAGACTAAAGTTAAGCTCTTAGAAAATGGTGTTGATATCTCAGAACACAAAGTATTAGACACATATAAAATGTTATCTCAAATTATTGGGTTAGATTTTGAGGTATTTTCACAGCTTACTTATCAATCATCAACTGATCTTCTAGAATTTCTTAAAGCAACTGACGCAAACCGTAAAAAGTTTTTAATCAACTTATTCAATCTTGAAAAATATATTGCTATCGGTGATTCTATCAAAACAAAAGCAAATGAAACTGATCGTGAATATACTAGACTTCAAGGTGAGCTGAAAACTGTTGAAGATTTTTTATCAATCACTAAAATTCCCCAAAAACAAACTGAAACTGATAT